CAGTTATAAATTTTGGTTTGATACCTTTTATGGGATGATTAGGAACCCAAAGGTTTTGATCTCCATAGTAGCCTTGTATAATTTTAAAAGCTTCGGCAGGGTTGACTTTTCTATTGTTTTTAGCAGCTAACTCATACAATGCTTTAGTTTGCTCTTCGTAAGGTCTTTGTAGTTTTTTATGTATCTTACCTTCTTCTGAGTTTATTGTTTCAAACTTTCTTTCAATAGCATCATCAACTGCTTTTACACGATTAGATACTTTTAAAAAGAACTCGCTTTCTGGATCTAACGAGGCCATATAGTCTCTAATATTTTCAAAATCTGTTTGAGTCGCAAAATCTGAATAAGGTAAATCTTCTAACACAGCATTGGCTTGTGCAACAGTTATCTTGTTATTGTCAAGTAACTCTGCTATTTTAGTAAAATAATAATCATTGGCCTTAGACATATCTCCGTTGAATCCATAGGTAGGAGCAATAGAGATTTGTTTAATTATACTATTTTTATCAGTAAATGTAGTTAAATCTTGACCATTTTCTGGAGAAATGTTTATTGAAGTTGCAGAAACTCTAATTTTATCATCTAGTATTTCCTTCTGTTCAGCCTTAAGATTATTGTTAATCTGAGTAGTCAAAGCATAGCCATATCTACGTGCTATGTTGTCAATACCGGGCTGTACTATTTTTAGAAGATTCTTTTCGTATCTACCAGACTCAATGTCAAAACCTCTTTTTAGTGCTTCTACGTGTATCTTGTTGCGTATAAGTTGTTGTACAAACTTACGCATGTCAACACCTTCTTGCACGTTAGTTAAGGCATCGTGTCCTAACTGTTGTAACGCACTTGAGTAAATAGATCCTATAAACTCTTCGTCACTATACTTGGCAAGAAATGTTTTTAAGTCTACATCTTCGTCAAGATCAAAGTTAAGTTGTTTTAGGATCTCTTGTACTTCTGGTATTCTAGTGTCTTCGTTATTACCTATAAAGTCTGCTAGTTTAAGACCGTTGTAAGATGTTTCGTTATCAGTACGATTGACAAGCTCGTTTCGATTCTTTCTATCTTGAGCAAGCTTGTAATCGTTAAGTTTCTTTTCTGTATCATTAGCCTGTCTAGCTCTTATAAACTCACCACCATAACCAGCTATTTTAAATAAAGTCTCTATGTTTTTATCTCTTGTTTTATATCTTTGCTCCTCTATCTTCATCATGTCATTATAGAACTCCTTAGTGTCCTTAATGTTTTCGTCAATCTGTTCGTTGACGACAGCCGTCATGTCAGCTTCTGTTGCTAGATAGTTAGTATCACTAATATCGGGTATTTCGTCTTGTGGTGTACCTATGACGTTTCCATAAGATGATGTCATACAACCTCCATATTAATGTCAATTTGGTTATAATCTACAACTAAATGATTATTATGTATACCTACAGCCATAGGATTCTTCTTAACAACATCTTGTGCCATAGCTCCACGATAGCGTGTAAAGTCATCTTTATAATTAAACTCATAGATTTTATAGCCATTAGGAGATACACCTACTTCCTCTATATTTTCTTTTAGTTTAATATCAGAGGTACCATAACCCGGCACAAATGGTAGTGCCAGCCCGGCAACTTGCATAGTAAAGTTAAGGAATCCGCTGAATCTATCTGTTGGTGATAGCATTACAGGTGCACCGTATGCTGCTGGTATACCCAGTGCCTCACGTGCTTTTGCGTTCTTATTCAAGTACTTACGTCTTGCACCTTCTTGTGCATACGCCATGTTTCTACCAAAGGTTGCTTGCATTACACTGTCTACCTTGGCTCTGGTTTTTAGATAATCCATGTAGGCGTTTCTACCAGACGCTCTAGATCGACCGCCCTGTAAGGATCTACCGTAAGCTTTGTTTCTATAAAATTTAGTAGCAGCTGCCTGTACAGCAACTCTACCTTTACCTTGCTTATATAAAGCTTGGACATAGGCATCGCTAAGGTCACGACCATATCCAATGAGGTTTCTAGTTTGTGTTCTTTTTAAGCTAGTCTCTTTGTTAAAAAACTTCAGTGCCTGTTGAGCATACACTGCGTCTTTCTCTCTAGCTTTTTGTTTTTGCTGGGCTCTGAGTCCCGCATTAGCATCTACGCACACGGCAAAATTCAATAAATGTTACATTGTTCGGCCCATGTTTTAACTTACGTAAAAACTTAAAGCCAAGAAACTTTAGCAGTTTTAAATGTGCTTCGTTTCGACTGTCAACTATATTCCAAAGCAAAGGCTCCTCTCGGCTATCGACATACCGTTTTGCCTGTCTTGCAAATAAAGTTGGTTGTTCATGGATTACATTGGTGCATAGCATCCAAATATCACCCTCTCTACCTACGCCTGCCATACCAGCAGCCTTGCCGCTAGGCGACGTAAAATAGACTGTAGAGGCCACAGTAGACATCGCTGCTAGATAGGTTAGCGGGTCTATTCCGTGGCCCTCTGAGATCTCTCTGAAGTCCTCTGATCGTAAATTAGAGGCCACTTCTAGAGCAGCCTTCAAAGTTATAGGGTGAATGTATTTACTTTTTAAGGTTTTCATATATCGGTTCAAGTTTTTCTATTGTGTCTGCCATCCAAGGCTCCCATGGCATTTGCTTCATGCCCTTTTGGACATATCTTTCATACCATCTGTTGGTCTTCATTCTCCAATAGAAGTATCTGAGTTCTGTTTCTGTAAGTTGTATGTTATACACGGCGGTAATATTTAGGTGAATAGTCTCCTTCCCAAGACATTGATCTTAATGTAGCTGGGGCAGGGTGTGAGGATTTGAGTGTTATCTCAACGTTTGTGTTTTTTTCGTAGACTGGGACAGTCTGTATAAACTCTTCGAGATATGGTGCATCAGATGCGTCGTACTCGTCGAGCTCTGTTGATTCGTAGATTTCTGTGTAATCATTTTTACCTACTCTTTCAAGTGTTGTTTCGTATAGACCTATCTTACCAAAGTGAAACTTGACTCTATGTAAAACTAAAGATGAGTTTACGTCTGCTGTAGAACGTGCACCATCTACTTTTGTAGGATAGAGTGTAGGTATCTTAACTTCGTATGGATAGATATAACCTATGGTAAATGTGGCATTAGACCAATTACCCGGTAAGGTGAAGCTTGTACCACTCACTGTAGGTTTTGCATATCTACCAACTCGTGCTGAACTATTGCTAGAATCAATTACAACTAGGTCGTGGTTTGGAGTGGTGACTGTACTTAGCCAACTAACACCAGTAAAGGTAGTTAAATTCGTAGTTGCGTTAAAGCTGCCGCCGCTAACAGGAGTATGATTATCCACATGTAGTAAAAAGTCGACATTGTCTTGTATAATAGCAGGGTCTGTTTCGGATTGCACTAGCTTTATGCTTTGTAGATAATAGTCACTATCTAGAAAGAAGTACTCGTCATTGATAATAAAATGATATGTCAATGGATTGTTGAGCTTCCATTTAAACCATGCAGCCTGTGATCTTTTTTCTGCCGTTTGGAAATACTTATAACCAAAGACAGTATCTGTTCCTGTTTTACCTATCAACACAATAGAGTTTTCTCTAGAGTTAGTCATTAGGTCTATGTTCTTAGGCAGTAACGTAGGAACAACTTTACTTACCTCGATTATGTTAGGCTCTCCTTCTCGTGCTGAGTTAGCCATCTCATTGAATCTACTAAACTTACCAGAGTTATCTATGTAAGCCACTGTAGTTCCTAAAGATATAGGAGGCATGTTTTCGTTATAATTAAACGTAGCTATACTTCTCAGTTTAGCTGTGTCAGGGTTAAATACTGTATCATCTGATGCCAGTAAGAACTGTTGGTTTGTACTAAATACAAGTAAACCAGCGTTGATTTCTATACCATCAAACAAGTCAGATGGAAACATGGATGCAGCTGATATATCTACAGGGTCAGCTACTGATACTGTCAGAGCTGTTTCAATAAAGAAGTTAGGCTCTCCTAATGTACCCGGCCTTGATGTTACTACATTCTCGCCTGCTAGAAACGCTAGTCTGTTACGAAAGAACAGCACCTTGTTGATACGTTTACCTACAAATGACGGCATAGGATTAGTAAAGTTGTCACCGACATCTCGTACACCATAGGTAAACTGTTTTACAGTAAATGTAGTTGCAGCTGTACGCTGTATAACTAATGGCATGTTAGTCAGGGTTGTAGTAATACCTGACTTTGCACACTCAGTCCAAGAACCATTACCATCTTTATCGTTATGACCTTCAAACTTTAGATAGTAGTCATCTTCTTCTGATCGTAAAGCGTTAGACACTCTAACAATATACCCATGTTTGCATTGATTAGGTAAGTTTTGCACATCATTAACGGAGCTTTGCATAACTCTCATTAAATCATTTTCAACAACATTACAAGTAAATGCACTATTACTAAATATGTATATACCAGTACCTATAACTTTACAACTAATACCTGATATGGCATCTATTTCAGCTTTTAGTCCGCCCAGTATTGTATCTGCTGTAACAGCTGTTTGTGCATCAAAAGGTGTAGGCTCTGGTCTAATTAGTCCATCACCATTACTACTTACTGTAGCGTTAACCTCTGTAGTTTCTATCTCTTCTACACGTATAGTATAAGTAGCATTAGCACCACCAGCTGCACCACCTTGAGCGGAGTCTAAGGTTACTGTTACAGTGTCACCTACAGCCCATCCTTCTCCACCATGTAGTAATACAACCTCCCTCTGGTAACTACATCGGTAGTTATCACCGTCTGGGCCATCACTACTAGCACTGTAGTTAGGACTAACACCTTGTTGACCTAGAATATTGAGTCTAAATATTAAATTTTTCTTCGATCCTGAGTCGACACTAAATACTTGGGTTCCGATGCCGGGGCATGTTCCTGTACCATCTGACTCATCAAGTGTGTCACTTTGTATTTTAATACGTGTAGCACGACTGAGGCTTGTAACAGCAGCTGTACTAAATATGTCAATTCCATATTGTCTTCCGTTTTCTGTTCGTAATAATTCTAACATCGCAAAGTGTGGGTCAGGCGGAGCTTGTGATGTGCCTGTCTCACCAACTATAGTATTAGAATTAGAAGAGTCCCTACTGTTAACAAATGTAGTATCATTGATAGTAAGGAACTGTAAGTTTTCTGGGTCACTTGTTGCTAGATAGTTTTGTATAGCTGTCTGTCCACCTGTGCCGTAGGCTGTAGTCATCTGTTGTCCATCACTACAACGCCATACACGCACTTGACCATCAGCAGCTACTTGTCCTATATAAGATCCCTCTGTCTCGTCACGAAAGTAATGAAACCAAGACCCACCGCTTTGTACATTAGCTAGTGGACTGGTTCCTATTCTTTTAGCACCCGGTCTTTTAAACAGTCCTTTTGTAACATCTGGTATAGCGTTTACTATGTCTGTGACTTGGCCGGGGAACTTTAGGTTGTCAGGCTGTTCTGACATACCTAGTGAGAACTGAGGGATAGTTTGTGTTACGCTTGCCATTATCGTCTAAGGTTTCTCCAAGGTTGGTAAGTTTGATATGCGGTGTCATCAGGGAATCCAAACATGCTGTGATCTCCTTGGTTGCACTCATATTCTTGTAGAGCTGCTCTGGCTAAACCAGCTTGATTAGTTAACAATCTAACTAAGTTAGGGTTTGCAACTAGCTGTGTAGCTGCTG